AAAGAAGATGCTCAACTAGAGATTCCTTCTTACTAAACAGCCGGGGAGCACCTCAGAGTCGGACTCCCCTGCCATTGGCACAAGCCCAGTACGCTGGATACCTTATGCCGTCTAGACGGTGTGGACAGACACACAAAAAATTGGCCGAAAAAATTCTGTACAGGAAAGCAATATAACCTTATACCCATAACAATGGCACAACAGAATAGTACACTGACCACGGCTCTTACACGCCCGGGTCAGGCTAATAGTACAGGCGACGCTAGAGCCCTGTATTTAAAGTTGTTCAGTGGAGAGATGTTCAAAGGCTTCCAGCACAATGCAATCGCTAGAGACCTTGTAATGAAGAGAACACTTACAAACGGTAAGTCACTTCAGTTCATCTACACTGGACACACAAAAGCCGAGTATCATACACCCGGTAACAGCATACTAGGTAACACCGATGGTGCACCTCCAGTAGCTGAGAAGACAATCACTATTGATGATCTTCTAATCTCAAGTGCATTCGTCTACGAATTAGATGAAACACTTGCACACTACGAATTACGTGGTGAAATTTCCAAGAAGATTGGTTATGCTCTTGCACAAAAATATGATAGACTTATCTTTAGAGCTATCGCTAAAGGTGCTAGACAAGCTTCTCCAATCTCTAAGTCAGGCTTTGTTGAGCCCGGCGGAACACAGATCAGAGTTGGTACAAACAACCAAGCATCTGACGCATACGTTCCAGCTTCTCTAATCAACGCTTTCTATGATGCAGCTGCTGCACTAGACGAGAAAGGAGTAAGCTCTGAAGGACGTGTTGCTGTGTTGAACCCAAGACAGTACTATGAATTAATACAAGGTGTTGGTTCTAACGGTCTTATCAACAGAGACGAGCAAGGCGATACATTACAGTCCGGACAGGGCATCATTGAAATTGCAGGCATCAAGATCTACAAGTCAATGAACATCCCATTCTTCGGATCATATGGTACTAAGTATGGCTCTGCATCTGCAACAAACCCCGGTGTAACAAGCCCCGGAAACGTAGGATCATTCGTTGGTGAAACAGCAGAAGACGGTAGAGCTTCTGTAACAGGTATCAACAACAACTACGGTAACTCATCTGACTTCGCTAACAGCTGCGGACTTATCTTCCAGAAGGAAGGAGCCGGTGTTGTAGAAGCTATCGGACCACAGGTTCAGATTACTTCCGGTGATGTATCAGTTGTATACCAAGGTGATGTTATCCTCGGACGTTTAGCTATGGGAGCAGACTTCTTAAACCCTGCTGCTTGTGTTGAACTTATCGCTGGAGCTGCTGTAGGATACCCAGCTAACGCTTAATTTTTATTTTTTATACGGGAGCTTCGGCTCCCCTTTTTTTATTATGCCTTTTCCAACCACAAACGCTACAAAAGAGTTACCAGCTGTAAACCAAATACTCACGTCATGTGGTCAAGCTCCTGTAACGACACTAGATCAAACCAACCCGGAAGTTGCGATTGCCTATGATACGCTCTTACAGGTGTCAAGAGAAACGCAGTCAGAAGGCTGGACCTTTAACAAAGAGTTTCATTACGAGTTTGTACCTGACGTTAATAAAGAAATAGTAATTCCTAATAACGTATTACAAATCAAGTTATCAGAAAACTCACAGAATACAACTTATGATGGAGTTAGAAGAAACGGTAAACTATATGATAGACAGAACCATAGATACACATGGGACTACAGTCCTATTGAATGTGATGTCGTATGGGAGTTTGACTACATAGATTTACCAGAACCTATAACTAACTACATAACAGCTCGAGCAGCTTCTCTTACATCATCTAAGATAGTAGGTGACAATGCTCAATATCAAAGACTAGCACAGCAAGAAGGTTTGCTTAGAGCCTTAGCATTGGAGTACGAAACACAGCAAGGACAATTTACTATGTTTGGTCATCCACAAGGACAACAAAACTACTATCAAAGCTATCAACCATTTCACGCTTTACAACGATAATGCCAGCAGTAACTCAACGAATTGAAAGTTATCTCGGTGGAGTATCTAGACAAGCAGACGATAAGAAACTCCCCGGTCAAGTTGAGGAGTGCATTAACGGATTCCCTGATCCAACCTTCGGTCTTACTAAAAGACCGGGGTTTCAGTGGATTGCTAATCTAGGTACAGGAACCACATATGATAACTCAAAATGGTTCTATATTTCTAGAACAGAAACAGAAAAATATATTGGATGTATTACACCAGCACCTGACGGTGGTACTGGTGGTATTTTTATTTGGAATGCAGTAACAGGTGTACAAGCTACAGTATCATATGGTAACAGTGGAGCTGCTCAGCAGTATCTTGCTGCATCAAATACAGATAATTATGAGGTACTAACTATACAGGATAAATCTTTTATTACACAAAAAGATCAGACTGTTACTGCACTTGCTACTCCTACATTTAATGCTAATAGACAAGGAACAGTTAAATTAGTAGGACCATCTTATAACAATACTTACTCAGTTGATATTACACCTGACGGTGGTACTAAACAAAACGTAACTATAACTAACGGAGCACAAACTGGTTATACTACAACTTTAACTAATTTAGAAACAGCTATAAACAATCTAAATATAGCTAACTTAACTGTAACAAGATTACAAGATAGTTTATACTTAAGTAACTCATCAACATCTTTTACATTAGCAGCTTCGGGTGGAGCCTTAGAAGATAATGCAATTAGTTTTCAAGATGAGGTTTCTAGCTTAGGGGACTTACCCGGGCGTACAGTCCATAACCATTTAGTAAAAGTTTCAGCAATAGATCCTGAGACTTCTATTATTGGTGAAAGTTATTACTTAAAATTTAACGCTAATAATAATGTCTCAGGTAATGGTTTTTGGAGAGAGTCTGTAGCTCCAGATGTATCAACTGGATTTTCTGATGCTACTATGCCACACGAGCTATTAAATACAGCTACTAATACTTTTGTATTTCAAAGAGGTGCATACGATGATAGAACTGTAGGTGATGATAACACAAACCCACAACCCAGTTTTGTAGGTAAGAAGATACAAACTACTTTTTTCCACAATAATAGATTAGGATTTTTGTCAGATGAACATGTTATCATGAGTCAGTCTGGACAATTCTTTAATTTTTATCATACATCTGCACAGGTTACAACTGATGCAGACCCTATAGACCTTAGCTGTTCATCAACAAAACCTGTTGCACTACATAGTATACTACCCACTACTCAGGGTCTTGTTTTATTTAGTGCTAATCAGCAGTTTATGATGGCATCTAGAGACGGAGTATTAACACCATCTACTACTGTTATACGTGCTATCTCTAACTTTGAGATGGATACAGTTGTCAGCCCTGTAGATGCAGGTACATCAATTACATTTATTAGTAAGACACCTAGTTATACTAGAGTCTTTGGTATGGTTACTCGAGGAGAAAACGAAAACCCAGATGTAGCTGACATTGGACGTACAGTAAATGAGTGGATACCATCTACTATGGATACATTGATATCTAGTCCACAAAACCAGTTTATAGCTTTCTCAGGACAAAGCTCTCGTTACATATATTTCTTTAGATTTTATGCTGAAGAAAGAGATCAAGAAATTAAAGCATGGTTTAACTGGGAAGCACCCGGTAATGTACAAACTATAGCTGTTGATTCAGACGAGTTTTATGCTGTAACTAAACAAGGTGGTCAATTTACCTTAGCGAAAGCTAGTTTAAGTCAGAGTCCAGAAGATGCTATTATTGTTAATAATGATGGACAGAGACTAAACCCATGTATAGACTTATATGCTACAGCTAGTTCTGTTACATTCGATACAGCAGGTAACTTTTCTAAATGTTTTCTACCTTATAATGATGCTACAAACCTAACACCAGTTCTTGTTATTAAAGGATCTACTTCTACAGGTCAGTTTATTGAGTCCGGTTTTACAATTACACCTGAGCGAGTTGTTGAGAGTGGTAACACTTATTTTAAAGTACCAGCTAAAAACTTAACAAGTATTGCAAGTAATGTAATTGTTGGTTTTAAGTATGACTTTGACGTTATTCTACCTAAGACTTACTTTAGAGATGGAATTGGAAGTGAATTTAGTAGTGACTTTTCTGCTAATCTTACAATATCTAGAATGAAGTTTTCTGTAGGGTTGTCAGGAGTTATGGGTTTTAAACTTAAATCTAAAGGTATACGTCAAGGAAAACGTGAATATACAGGAGATGGATCAACTACAGTATTTAGTTGGGATGCGTCTGACTTAAGTTATATTGACTCAGATCAAGTTAAAGTTAAAGTAAACAATGTTGTATCAACAGATTTTACAGTTACAAACAATACTACAATTACATTTAATACAGCTCCAGCAGATGGAGATGCTATATTAATATATTTAGATGAATGGTATAACTTAAATCCAGTAGTTATGGCAGATCAATACTTAGCAAATGATATTGCTATTGTAGATCATGCAGTATTTACTTTACCTATTCATCAAAAAACAGAAAACTTCACATTAAGATTATTTAACGATTCACCATTCCCTGTATCCTTAAACTCTATGATGTGGGAAGGATTATACTCACCTAGATTTTACAGGAGAACATAAATGGCATTTAATTGGATACCAACACTAATTTCTGCTGGAGTCGGTCTATTTGGTGCTTCTAAATCAGCAAGTGCTGCTAAAAAGAACGCAGAGTTACAAAACCAACAGACTGAGCTACAGTACGAATACGACGATAAATCTTATAAAAAAAAGAAAAAGCAGCTTCAAGCTAAGCATGCGTTTGCTGTTGACCAGATAGCAACCCAAGCTGCAAACGAGTTTAAACTAGCAGAATATAAAGATAAGACTAATCAGAAACAATACGACTATCAACTCCAGATTATCGAAGCTGAAGATAAGCTGAAGGAGGAGATGTATGAGAAGAATGATGCAACTTATAAACAACAATTAAAGATAAATGAGGTAGAAGAGTATGAAGCAATACAAACTCAATATCGACAACTGTATGAGATAGATGCTGAAACCAGATATCGAACTCAGGATTTAATTAATGAAACTTTACTAGCTGAAGGACGGGTACGGTCTCTTGGACAGACTGGTAATTCTGCTGCAAAACGTGCAAGTTCTGAAGCTTTACAGGCTGGAACTAAGATGACATTATTAAATTTATCTTTTGATAATGCGACAAAAGAATCACAACGAGCTATCAGAAGTATTCGTTTAGCCCGAACTGTAGCAGACCTAAATGCTGAAGCTCAAAAAATGTTAAAACCGAGTGCTACTCCTAAACCTCCTAAGCCCATAGCTACACCAACATCGACTTATATATTTCCTCCTATGTTAGAAAGTTATGACTTTGGACCTAAACCAATTAAAGGAGCTATGGCTAGTCCGGGTGCTGCTGCGTCAGCTGCTTGGGGAGCTGCTCTTCCCGGTATTGCAAATAGTGCTATTGATGCTTTCAAAATGTTTAATCCATAATTATGAGTACAAATAAATACTATCAGAAATATGCCTCGGGTGGCAGATTTCAAAACCGTCGAATTGATGACGGTACAGCTGCAATGAAGCAGAAAGTCGAAGCTGAAGTTGCAGGTATAAGAAGAGTTGGAGAGCAGGTTACAAAACAACGTACTGAACAGTTAAAAGCTTTAGATAGAAAAGCTCAGACCGAAGCTGAAAACAGAAGACGAGTGTTTGAGTTTGAAGCTGAAATAAGCAAAGTTCAGCAAGCTGGCATTGACAGAAACTATGCATCTCGATTAAATAGTCTTAAGAATGAGCAAAAGGAGTACGAAAAGAAAGCTAAAATGTGGGCAGACTTATCGCCCACTTTAATGCAGACTTTCGCTAATTTAAGTAAAGAAGTTAAAACTTTTATTGATACAAAGAACGCTGTAACAAAATTTCAGCAAGATGTAGCGGACGGAAATATTGGCAAATTTGAAACAGCTTATGCTTTAGTTGCACGTAGATCAAATTATGTTGCGATTGCAAATGCCAGAGCTAAGTCAGCAGATGGGTATGCAAAAGATGATGTTGCGAAACAATATAATTTTGATTATATAACAAAAAATTCACTATCTAATAATCCTGTATACAAAGAGTTAATCTTTGATGATATACAAAAAAACTACCCCGGTCGTGAAGCTGAGTTACTTGATGTTTTAAAAACCCAGTACAACATTAAAGTAGATGCAAGCAATGTTGTACCTTTGTTTCAGTATCATGCTGCTGAGTTGATGAGGCAGTATAACATTACTCCTACTTCCAAGTTAGGGATTCAGATGATGCGATTGTTCACATCTAGAAGTCAAACTTTACAAAACCGTTTTACTTTAGAAGATCGTGAATCAAATTTAAAATCCCTAAATGAAGATTTAACTAAAGGCTTAAATGTAGCTGATAGTCAAAATCCACATAGAACAGATTATCCAACTGATGCTTTATATCAGATTGCAAGGAAAGCTCAGTATGATAAAATGAATGGTTACTATATTGATATTAACTCGAACTTAACTGCTATGCCAATTAGGAATACTAATGGACTTAAAGTAGATAAGAACCCTAATATCAATAGTAACTACGACGCTTACGCTATCACTCAGATGCGAAGTTTTACCTACTTTGATGATTTCATGCGTGTGATGTATGGTCTGACAGAAGATAATCCTTACGGTTATACAATTCCTAATGCTCCACGTGACTCTACTAAAAAAACAGATCGTATACTTGGTAAGTTTCCAGACAAAATAGGTGCTTTAGCTGAACGATTTGAGAAAGAGCAAAAAGACTTAAAGCTAGAACAAGATGCTTTAGAGAATCAAGACTTAAAAGCAAAAGCAAGACCAATCATAGAAAAAATAGACTCTGGTTATTATAAAGATAATGACGAGGAATTTTTTGCTGATTGGGAAGCTAATAACGGAAATAAGTATGCTAGAGACGCACTGGGTAAATTAGCTGGATTTAAAAGTGACTTTATCAACGAGAATACATTTAATTCTACTATGGTACAAGCCTATAAAAATGGTGACTTTACAGGATTTTATAGTGCATGGGCAGCTAGACCAGACAGTGAGCAGAATATAGGTGCAGGTGATATCGACACTGGAACAGTAGACATAGCAAAACGAATTAAAGGTTTACAAGAATTAGCTATAGCTGAAGGAGTGCCTTTAAGTAAGTTAGATAATAGACTCAAAGACTATACTAAAGGTAAGATTGATGATGTAATCAAGATGACTAATAGAAGCCAAGTAGCTCACTCCTCTGCTCAAGGCATGCCAGACAGAGCTTTAGCATGGTTACTGGAAAAGTATAACAGTTATCCTAGTAGCATACCTGCAGGTGATAGACTTAGATCAGCTAAAAGCGAATTAGAGTCTATGTTAGGAATTGACGGAGTAGATGTTGTTGATCCGAATGCTGGTGGTTATCGAGGAGTAGGTGAGTTTAGACAAAAGGTAGGTAAGTCAGGTACAACAAATTCAGTTATTTTTCTTTCAGAAGCTGGTAAGATGTATGGTGACGTAAGTGCATTAGAAGTAGACATGGAAATGGACAGATTGACTCAAGGAAGAAAAGAGGAAAGTTCACTCAGAGAAGCTCAGTTAAATACACTTGCCAACTTTGTTTATTCAAAAGATGGTACACAACGTATTACTGACGCTGAACTAGACGAGTTAGCAATGAGTGGAGAAACTTCTAACGAATTAATCAATCATTTAATGTCAAAAGAAGTACTAGGTGATATACCTCCTGATGATTTTATTAATAAATTATTAGAGACGAACCCAACCTATAAAGAATTAACTCCTGATCAGCAAATATTAAAAAAATGGGGTGGTAACAAATGGTGTAGCCATATGCTAGGAAACACAAACCCTAACGTAAACAATACAAGAAGAGCAGTTTTAGCAGCATGTATACAAGCTATAGAAGCAGAGTTTGGAACTCCAGATGATATAGGTAAGAATGCAAGAACAATCTTTTTAGATAGAGGCATACGAAACAGAATTAAACAAGGAGGTGATGAGCTTGAATGAAGAAGAAGAACTAAAAGAAAAAGAAGAAAAAGAAGAAAAAGAAGTTAAGGATGTAGATTACTTTCTTAATCAAGAAGAGGAATCAAAAGAGACATTTGCAGCACCTTTTGGTTATAACTTTGGCTCTAGTTCTATAGATTTATCTTTGAGAGAAAATCATAATAACATGGTTGCTGAATATGACACATGGTGGAAAGCAAAGGGAGAAACTAGACGTACATTACAAGAAGAGTTTAATCAAAAGTACTTTAATATGAGTACAAAAGATGTAAGAGAGGCTAAACGTCAGCAGTCAATACAAAATAGTAACCCACTTAAAAGATTAGAGAATACATTTCAAGGCTTATCAGCTCCCGGTATGGGACTTGCAGACTTTTTTGTAGATGCAGCTGGTACGGTTGTACCCGGTTTTAATGAAATAGATGAAAAGTTTGATAAAGCTACAATGCTTGATAACCCTACTCATCAGATGATAAGACGTATATCTTCGATTGTATTACCTTCTGTTTTAGCTGGTGGTAAAATACAGTCTGGTATAGATGCAAGACTTGCTGGAGGTAAGTTATTTAGTAAGCCTTGGTTTGGAAAACTATCAGCTACAATGGCTGCTCAAGGTTTAGGAGATGCAGCAATACTAGGTCTCAGTGATGTTGGAGAAGATGACACAATTACTACTACAGTAAGTGACATGTTTCCAGAAACATTCGGACCTAAAGGTAGCATTCCTTTACCAGAAATGTTTAGAACTACAGATAGTGATAGCCCCGGTGTTAGAAAAGTTAAGAATATGCTTGAAAGTGCACCATTAAGTATTTTTGGTTCAGTTCTTGGTGCATTTCTTGACATGAAAGGTGGTCATAAAACTATGGACTGGTTTGAGCCAGTTGATGATACTGCTTTAGAGTATAAACAACTTAGCATGAGTCTAGGTGCTGACGCTGATAAACTTATACGTATACAAGAGATAGATGAATTACTATCTTTAGGTCGTAAGAATCTAAGTCGTCAGAATGAAAATATGCTTATTAATGAAAAGCTACAGTTAGAAAGTGAGCTTGGTGATATTAATGGTATAGACGATGTATACCGTAGAGAAGAGGCTATACAAGGCGTTGAAAGTAATGCAGCTATAGAACGTAAATTAGATAGTGCTGAACAGCTAGAGTTAGATCTTAATAGTATGAACTTAGATCCTGACTTAAATTCTGATTTACTTGACGATGCTGCAAAAGCTAAACAGACTACACCTCCCGGAAATGTAGCACGTAACATGGCTGATACTACAGCTATAAAAACTGGTACGTCATCAGGAGATCCAGCACCTATAATTACAGATGCTATGAGACGTAAAGGTCTTATGGTAGGATCTACAAGCCGTGATGCTGTAATGGGTGTAACAGAAGCTGCAAGAGACGCTGGTAGATTTAATGCTATTGTAGATGGTGTTAGATTTAGTGCAAAAGAAATGAACGCAGCTGCATGGGGTATCTATATGGATATCATAAACCCAGAGTCTACACTTGATGATGTTAGAAAACTATTCTTAGATAACAGAGATGTTAAAAACCTAATGATGGGTAAATTTAAGGTTGATGTTATAAATGAAGATCAGGCAAGAGCAGCAGCGTTTGCTATGCGTGACCTTGTTGATAGATTCTTAGGTAGAGAAGTAACTCAATCATCTGGTAGAGTTATGGATACTTTAGGTAGAGAAGCTGCTACGATTGCACAAGCTATAACTGAAATGGATCCTTTCATAGACGACTATCGTGCTATGGACGTGATTCTTGATAAGTTACTATTTTTGATGGATGAGTATGCTCTTAACAAATACTTATCTGGTTGGTCACTACGTAATAAAAACTGGTTTGACCAGATGCCACCACGTACGGCACAAGAAGGTATTGACATATTACTTGACGAGTTTGCTACTGCTGAAAATTCTATACATGCTAAAAACTTAAAGTTTACTAAACAACTTAAGGAGTTACGCAAGAGTAAACCAGAAGCCTTACGTCCTCTAATCGACGCATACGCACACACAAATGGTGATGTAGACAGTCTTGCAAAATTATATAAATGGGCAGCAGATCAGATTACACCACTAGGACTACTTAAGAGTCCTGACCCTAAAAACATGAACTTGTTTGCGAAGGGTGCATGGGGTGTAAGATATAACAACATGCTATCAGGTATATCAGCTTTTAGAGCTGGAGTAGGTAATGGTGCACAGTTACTATTTAGACCTATGACAGCATTCTTAGGTCATGGTATACGTGGTGATTTAGATGGTGTTATGCGTACTATTTATTATAATGGTGCTGTATTTGAAACTAACAAGCGAGCTTTATCTGATGCGTTTCAGATGATGAAAAAAGCTCACAAAGATCCTACAGCTATGCTAAATGCTTATCGTAAAGACTTTGTGTTTAAGACTGATAAAGCTTGGGATATTATGGATGATATGGCTAAGCTATACGAAATAGATGGTAACTGGGGTAGATCCTATCAGTATAAGGTAGCTTCTGCATTAAAACAGTTAGCAGGTATGAAAGCTTTACGTTATGGCATGACCGGTATGGTATTTCCTGACGTATTTACAAGCACACACCTTGCTCATTATCTAGCACGTGCAAAAGCATACGAAGATGTCTTTAGTGAATTTGGTTTTGCTGATTGGAAAAGAATCTATAAAGCAGAAAAAGATTACTACAACACATTTTTTGATGCAGATGGGCTAGTTAAAGATCCAGTACTAAAATCATTATCTGGTGAAATACAACTTAACCTTGATGATGGTGCAGCTAACTATTTAACACAAGCAACTACAGCATATCCTATATTAAAAGAAGTCATGGCGTTTCCACGTACAGCTTCTAACTTTATGAGAACTGCGTCGTCTTGGACACCTATTACACTTATTCCCGGTATTACTAAATATAGTAAAACTATCTACGCTAGAACCGCTGATGATATTGCAGAAGCAATGTTAGAACATGGTATAGATGTAGCTAAAGAACCAAATGCACAAGTAATCTTTGAGAACTTACGTGCAGAATATACAGGTAGATTAGCGTTTAGTGGTTTACTTGTAGGTACATTATATCAGTATGCTATGGGTGGTAACCTTCGTGGTAACGGACATTATAATGCATCACGTCGAAACAAAGAAAGAGATGAGATGGGTTATGAACCTAAGACTATTAAAATAGGTGACAAATGGGTTAGCTATAAAGGTATTTTAGGTTTAGAACACATGCTTAGTATTGTAGGTGATCTAGCTTACTATGCTGGTGATATTGATGAGCATATATTAGAAAACTTCCAATCTAAACTTGCATGGACTATAGGAGCTACATTCTTAAATGAAACACCTTTGTCTGGTATCGAGCCTGTATTTGACGCATTGAATGGTAACGTACGTGCGTTTAACAGACTTGTATCTCAAAGTATATCTTCATGGATACCTGCCAGTGGTGCTCTAGGTGTATTAGCTAAAGCAATCGACGGTGCTCAAAAAGATATAGACGGAGAAATTACAGCATTTGTTAAGAACAGAGTACCCGGTTTAAAAAACACATTACCAGACCAGATTGATATTTGGACAGGTGAGCCTATCAATGATATTGCTAATCCTTATCTACGTGCTCTAAACGCAATCAGTCCTGTACAGATTAGTGGTACAGATGAGCCTTGGAGACAGTGGTTACGTGATATAGGTTACAACGGCCTTAGCATGTTATCTATGGATAGCTCAGGGTCATATAGATGGTCCCCAGAAGAT